GAAATCTTGTTCGTTCAGTTCTTTGTACCCATTAAAGAAAGTTTTAGCAAGTCCAGCATACTTGCGTTTCATCAGTTTCTCAACGCGAGCATCTTCCACAACGTTAATAAACTGTTGAGGAACTTTACAGGTCTTACTCCAATCCTCATCTGGAGTGAAGAGAGCGTGACCGACTTCATGACCTACCAGTAGATCATAAACAGTATTGCTTGCCTTTTCCCACAAAGGAAGAGTCAGAACACGAGTATGAACATTAAAGCAAGCAGTGGAAACTTGCTTGTGCTCCACCACAAGATCCTCAGTGGCAAGCAGGCGAGCAAGTTGGGATTTGATTTCGTGACGGACTGCCATTGGTTTCGTTTCGTATGAACCTATCATAAAACGAAAGGTCGCCTTTTGGGCGACCCATGTGACGCTTTTTGAACTGGGCGAGTCGTGCTTTTGCTTGCCTCAGTGCTTGCGGTTTAAGTTTTCGTTTCTGCTCTTTACGAGAGTGATGCTGCCAGTTTGGAACTTTCATCGTTCTTTTGAGTTTCAGGTCATCATACGACTAAATCCTTTAACTTTCTCAAACTTTATGACACTTTCAAATCTGTCCTCAAGTCCAGTCTTATGAGAGATTACAAAGATATTTGCATCTTTGATTACATAACGAATGATTTTAAGAAACTCTTCTGTACCAAATCCATCAAGAGAACTATCAAATACTTCGTCCATAATTAAAAGATTTGTATTGACGGAATTCTTAAATCTTGCAACTTCTCTCCAAGTAAAAAGAAGTGCCAGGTCAATTCTCATTTTCTCCCCTTCAGAGAAAGAAGCATATGAAAAATCTTCATGAATCGGAGACTGGACGGTTTCGTTAAATTCCTCATCAAGAGTGAAGTTAATATAGAAATCCATCATCTGGAGATAACGGTTTACTTGCTGATTTATCAGCGGTAGATACTTCTTAATGATTTTGGATTTTACTCCACCGTCTTTGAGTAAACTATACGTAAAATCGTAATAGTTGATTGAGTCTTTTTTAGTTGAGAGTTCTTCGTATGTAGTTTGGAGACTTTCTTTAAAACTTTCTAACTTCTCATGTTCAGTATTTCGGTTTTCAAGCTGATTGGTAATAGTTTGAATTTCAAGTTCAAGATCTCTGACTTGTCTCTGACATCCAGCGATCTTAGTATTGTTTTGAGAAATGTCATGTGTTAGTTTTGTAATCTCCTTAGAGAGAGTGAGAAATTGACGCTCTCGCTCTTCTTCCTCTTTAATTGCCTCCTCTAGTTCTTTATAACCAGATTGCAACTCTTTTGCTTTAGATTGAGCGTCGTTAATTCTATTTATTCTAAAGACTTCATCAATCTCTTGTGTGCAAGTAGGACAAACCGTATTCTCACTGAAAAACTTATGTTCTTTGGTAATGGTAGATACCTTTTGAGATATCTTTCCTTTTAAATTGCCAAGTTTCTTAAGTTTATCATTTGCTCCAATATAATCATTCAACTCATTTTGAAGTTTAAAGATATCTCCATCAATAATTGTATTACCTTCCATAAGAAGTCCCTGCTCTTCAGTAAGAGAGGAGATTAAAACTTCTTTATTTTTAATATTTTCTTTACCACGATTCTCAAGTTCTTCAATAAAGTCTTTTTGCATTTGAACTTTATCATTCAAAGATTCTTTCTTAAGTTCAAGAGTTTTTACTTCATCTCGGATTTGACGAATTTTATCCTTAATAATTGTATTCATAGAGGAAAAGATTTTAATATCCAAAAGATCTTCAATCACCTCTCTACGGTGTGCTGCAGGAAGTTGCATAAAAGGAACAAAAGTACTCGAACCCAGAATTACAATCTGAGTGAAAGACTTATAATTCATTTTAAGAACATTTTGCTCCAACCACTTCTGCTGATCCAATGCTGCAGAAGATTGATCGAGTACAGAACCATTTCGGTAAATTTCAAAAATTGCGGGTTTAATTCCCCTTACAACTTTCCATTCAATCGACCCAATAGTAAACTCAACTTCAACTTTACAATCCTTTTCGTTTACTGTATTAATAAGTTGTGGCTTATTAATTTTCCTGAATGGTTTTCCAAACAGAGAAAATGTAAGAGCATCCAATACTGTACTCTTACCTGCACCATTTGTACCAATAATTAAATTAGTCGAATTCTTGGTAAAATCAACTTCAGTAAATTGATTACCTGTGGAGAGAAAGTTCTTCCAACGAATTTTTTCAAATAAAATCATGATCAGTGTTAGGAGGAATTACGATGTCATCGGGTGTGATGATTGTATATTGATATCCATGCATTTCGCAGGTTTTAATCATAACATCATCTTCTATTTCTATTACATGCATTTCAGGATATTCATCTTCTTCTAACATCATAGCATATCTTGTCGCATCATCTTCTTCCTGAAACAAATAGAGAATTTGTTCCCCATCATCATCAGTTACTGAGTATGCACCTTCAGTTTCCCTACCATTGATTGTTAGAATAAACATCTTACACTAATTCACACGCCTCTTGATAAATTTCCTGCATCATTTTTTGAATTACAGTTTTATCAAGACTTATTTCTGCCTCCTGAATATATCTATCCAAAATAGAAAGAGTATCTTCAGATTCAAATGCTTCAAACTCTTCTGTTCCTTGAATTTCAAAGTTTTCAACCACTTTTAGTTCTGCAACATTTGAAGTATAAAGTTTGTCAATAAATTTTTCAAATTGTTTAGTATCGGTTTTTTTACGAACAACAACTTTTACAATTTTATTTTCATACTCGCGACTATCAAAAGTCTGGTGATTTGTATCTTCATAGTAGATACTGTAATACATTCTATATGGATTATTGATTGGAGTATGCTCTAGAGTTTCAGTATCAAAGATATGAAATCCCCGTGCATCATTCAAATCATTCCAATATATCTCGTAAGGATTTCCCAAGTAGAAGACAGTATTGTTATCAGAACGAGTATGGTAATGACCAGAAAATACTCTTTTGAAGTTTTTAAAAAGATCTGCTTCCAGTCCATGTTCCATCACAATTGAACGGTTTACTCTAAATCCCTGAAGTTCAAGATGCCCCATAGCAACTTTTGCTTGGGTATTTTTAATCATATTAATTGTTTTTTCTTGATTATCTTGATTAATCCAGGGTATTAAAAATGTCTTAAGATTATCCAATTGAACTTCGGTTGGTTCAGAATAAACTGTCACATTTTCATACTCTCGCAATAACAAATCAACTGCATTTACTTCATTGGTATTTTTGTAATAAGCAGTGTGATTACCAACAATTGTATGAACGGTAACTCCCATTTCTCGGAGTTTATCGTAATAATTATTTTTAGCCCAAGAAAGAGCAGAAAAATCAATACCCTTACGACTATCAAATGTATCGCCCATATCGATGACAGTTGTAATCCCGTACTGTTCCAGCGTCGGGAAAAAAATGTCATTGTAGAACTTCAGAAAATAATCATGAAAGAGTTTAGAGTTCTTCCTTGCCCCAAAGTGTTGGTCGGTAATAATTGCTACTTTCATTCAATAACGAAGTTTGGAGTGTACACCGTCTTTAATGGAATTATAGTCGGAATAGTTGCCCCCGTCAATAGTATTGTCGTCAGTAAACACCTCACTGAATCCAGAACGCTCAAGAATTTTATTTTTGATTTCTAACTGACGCTTTTCTCTTTGAATACGACGAAGAAAAGCATAGTGAATAATTTGAGTGAAGTATGCAAAAGGATTCTGCGACTTCTCTGGATTGAAATTATGAATATACTGAACGCAATTTTCAATACCATCAGAAATCATGTCTTCCTTAAACATGTAGTTCACAAAGTTAGGTTTAAAGGAGAGATGATTTGCGATCTTCAAGAAACACTCACCAATGTAGCGAGGAATAGGAGGTTTCGTGTCCCAAGTCTTTGCACGGTCTTCTTTCGTCATTTCTTTACCGAACTTTCTGATGAAAGTTATCTCAACATCTTCACGGTACTTGATGATAGCAGCAAGAAACTCTTTATTATTGACGTAATGTTCTGACCTCTTTCTCTTGGACATGACTGCTGTGGTAATCATAAGTTTTTATCATTATTATGTAGATATTATAACACTTCTATAAATGGTTGACAAGGTATTCAAAATTTGATACAATAACCTTTGTCGGGGTTGATAAGTTAAGTATTAGCTACTCTTAAAGATCTTCTCTAATATCTCTTTAGCATCATTTACATTAGAGATATAACCCATTCTACGATTAATCTTGGAATTATTTGTTTTATCTTTTGAAGATTGGCGAATATAAGATTGATACATCATAATCATTTCTATATCAGAAGATTCAGAAAGAGTTAATACATCTTCAAGATTGATGATAAACATATCTTCTGTTGTTGTTTTTAACCAAGGTTCTATTTTATACCCAACTGTTCCAGTTCTACTTTTTATTTCATTAATAACAATTGGGTTTGTAATAATCAATATTGTTTTTTCTTCTTCCTCAGAAGCTGCTACTTTGGCAAAGATTTCTTCACCTGTTTTTAACTTAAGAGTGCAATAAAAATCATCTTCTATCATTTTTTTCTAAGTTGTATAGTGTTTATTTCATAATTAAAGTTTTCTTCGTTATAAATTTTAATTCTTTCTATAAGGTGATTTAAAGTATAATTTTTTCTTGAGTTGTAAGTACAATCATCGGAGATATCATAAAGAATTGCTTTTGTTTTATTTTTACCTTTCCTCAAAACTCTTCCGATTGATTGTAGATTTCTAATACGTGATTTGCTTGGAGATGAAAATATAACATTATGGAGATTTTTAATATTGATGCCAGTACTAAAAGTTCCATAAGAGGCTACAATAATTGCATCATTTTCTCTTTCTGTAATTTCTCTAACTAATTCTCTCTCTTCAGTATCAACTCCACCATGAATAAAAAATACTTTGCGATCACCTCGCTTAATATTATTTATCTTTTCATATAGGATTGCTCCATGCGTCTCTACTCTTGAAAACAAGACAAGAGTATTTCCCTTTAAAGAAAGAGAAAGATTTGTAATAAATTTATTTCTTTGATCGTGTGAAATTAGATATTGAATTTCGTCTTCATAAGTTTCAAATTTCTGAGGAGAATGTTTTAAAACAATGCACTGAATATCTAACTGTGAAAGATGTCCTTGCTTCATCAATTCGTCAGTTTTAGTGACTTTGTATGATGGACCAAATAATCCTTCTAGAACCCATTTGTGAGTTTGTGTTCCATCAAGAGTTCCAGTAAATCCAAAACGGTATTTTGCATGATGAAGTTTAGTCATAATTTCGACTAATGACTTACTCTTGAATAAATGAGCTTCATCACCTATAATTACATTATAGTCTTCAAAAAACGACCGTTCCAGTTTATAGACAGACTGCCAAGTTGTAATAGTAACAGGGTACTCGTTAGTTTTTTCCCTACCCGAATAAATACGGTGACAATATGAGTCAGCATCCCAACCATAATCCTGGAAATCCTTGTACATCTGCTCTACCAGAGATGTCGTCGGAACAACTAAAAGAATTTTTTGCCCTTTATCCACATAATATCTTACGAGAGAATAAATCATC